AAAAAAGGAAAGATTTGGGTGGATTGGTAAAAAAGGCGGATAATTCTGCTAAAACCGAAAAAAGCGACAAGGAAACTCTACTAGAGGTTCTAAAGTCAAAATAATTTATTTATAATCTTATAGAAAGATGAGAGAAATGAAAGACTCTATTTACAATATGGTAATGCTTAACACTTTGCACGCAAAATCTGCAGAGCAAAGAGAAAAAGGAGAAACTGCTTTACAAAATCAATTTGAAAAAGCAGGTGTACAGGTAAATGTAAAAGAACTTTACAATATGTCAGTTGAGGACTTTATTAAAACAAATGCAAATGAGGCAATGTCTACTGGGCAAGCTGGATTTGGTCAAGAATTTGTTGAAGATGAAATCCTTGATACAATGCTTCTTGAAAGACTTGAAGACCCTACTTCACTATTTAGTGTTATTCCAGGAACAAATATTAAGAGAATGCAAGGAAAAACAGTAACACTTCCTGCAAGAGGTAAAAAAATCAGAATGATTGGAGGGGTTGAAAACTCTGATATTCCTGCAAATGTTTCTGCTCAAATTAAGAAAGCAAGAACTACTGAACTTCAATTGAGCGTAAAAAAATTGGTACTTACTATTCCATATACTGACGAACTTTTGGAAGACTCTGTAATTGGATTGGCTGCTTATGTACTTTCTGAACTATCGGCTGCTTTTGATACTTCAATGCACGAAGTAATCCTTAACGGGGATACTACTACTGGTAATTTGGTAAATATCAATATTATTGACGGTAATACTTCTGGGGCTGCTACTGACGAAGTACCAGACGGGGAAAGATCTGATGTAATCTCTATCAATCAAGGAGCGAGAAAAGTTGCACTTGATCTTAACGCTACTGTAAATGCAGGTGTATTTGAACTTTCAGATATTAGAGCTGCAAGATCTAAAATGGGTATTAAGGGTGTAAACCCTGAAAACCTTATTATGGTAGTTTCAAACGATGTATACTTTCAGCTACTAGGGCTTTCACAAGTTGAAACAATCGAAAGATTTGGAGATGCTGCGACTGTTGTAAATGGTAGAATTACTGCTATTGACGGTATGAGAATTATGAACAGAGAAGAATTGAGAAATGCTACCGCTACTGGGGAAATTTCTGCTACTCCTGCGAATAATACTACTGGACAAGCTGTTATTATCCACTTGCCATCACTTTGGGTTGGTATTAGAAGACAATTTGGTACTGAAGTTGATAGAAATGTAAAAGAACAGCAAACAGAAGTAACTGGGTATGCTAGAGTTGATGTTGTATTTAACAACCTACAAACTAACACTAAAGCTACAAGCCCTGTTGCACTTATCCATAATATTACTCTCTAGTAATATAGGGGGTCTTCCCCCTTTTAATTCTTAAAAATTCCAAAAAATGAAGATTTTTTTGATGAAATTAAAAAGAGATATCCGTATTGTACACGGTGGGCAGAAATGCGACCTAAAGAAATGATTTGAGAAAATTGTTTTTGATACAAACGAATATAAAAAATTTGCTCCACATTGTACCACTAAATTTTATGAGGTAGACGATGCAAAACTGACAAAACTTTTAAAAAAAGGACTGAAAGATTTGAAAGCTACTGAATTTGAAAAAGAGGGGTCTTTGAAAGAGGGGCAAGCTGAAGCTGATGAAAGATTGGCAAAAGAACTAAAAAGAAGAGAAGAACTTAATAAACAAGAGGTTGAAGAGGAAGTTGAGGAGGAGGTTAAAGAGGAAGAAACAAAAGATAAGGTAGAAACACCTGCCGATCCTTTTGAAGATGAGGCAATTGAAGAGGAAGAGCCAGCAGAGGAAGTAATTGAAGAAGAAGTAAAAGAGGATAAAAAACCTAAAAAGAAATAATATATCAATAAATTTTAACTTATGTACACTACTCTTGCTGAAGTAAAAACCTACCTTTGAATCGAGGGTACTTCTGAAGATACTAGGCTTACTGCTATCTTAAATGGAGTAGAATCGTATGTTGAGAAGTTGATTTGAGATATTAACTTAAACGATAAAACTGAAAAGATTAAATTATCTTTAGTTGATCAAAGCTCTGAAAGTTTCCCTTTGAATAATAAAAATGTTACTCAAATTAAAACTATAAACTGAACGGATTTTACAACGAAAGTTGAATGAGTCGATTATCTTATAAATGCCGACGATACCGTTCAAGTTACTGGCTTATGTGATTTGCTTACAAATTTAAACTTTGATGTTTTCTCGGTAACTTATACAAGCTGATATAATCCTATCCCCGATGATTTAAAAAATGCAATTGCCGACCTCGTTGGATTTGAATTTGCAAAAGAACTCGGTAAAAATATTGCAAGCGAGCAAACTTGACCTCGTAGAGTTACATATTCTTCTTCTGACGCACCTGAAACAATAATGCACGGGGCGTTACAGGTAATAGACTCGTATAGGGTTTTAAATCTTAAACATTTCACTTAAAATGGCTCTTATAAACTTTTTAAAACAAACTTGCACGATACAAGAAAGGGTACTTGTGAACGATAACGGAACGCAAAGGGCTAGTTATACCCCTATTTATACCGATATCCCTTGTTTTTTATACACAGATAGAAGAGGGCTTGAAATAGATAGTATATCTACTGAAACCCAAACGGGGGATATAAAGTTAATAATAGAAAGGGACAAAAACCTCGTTCAAAAAGACCAAAGAGTAACCGTTACAGACCCCGAATTGTGAAGTTTATGAGTTTATATAGTTAGTTTAGTTGAAATACATAGAAGTTTTACTTGAATTGGCGGTGTATCATTAACTCTTAAAAAATTAGAAGATGGTGTCAATTAGTAAACAAAAAGACTCTTTAATTCAAAAGCTTTCTAAAAATTTAAACGATTGATTAGATTTTATAAAAGCTGAAGCCGAAGATAGAACACCCGAAGATACCAAAAAACTTTTAAAAAGTTATAAAATAGAACCTGCTAGTGATCTTTGAAAAACAATTACAGGAAAGGTAATAAATAACGCAAAACACGCTTTTCTCGTAGAATTTGGTACTCGTAGAGCCAAAAAATATAATAAACCGAAAGGAAATGTATTTTTCTTGAGTTGAGAGTACAAAGGATTAAGGGGTGCAAGGATGCTAACAAGGGCGGTAGATGAAAACCGCAGTAGATTATCTAAAATATTAAACAAGTAATATGAAAAATTTTCTTGATATATCACAAATTATAGCGTCAATGAAAACTGACGCAGGTATTAGTGCTGTCGTTGATGTAAATAATATCTTTGATAATCTGCCGTCGGAAGCCCCTGATACATTTTATATTATGATTTTTGGTGCTATATCACAATCAAACAATACTGCCACGAAATCAAATAGGGTATCGGTGCAAATTATGTCTTGAAATAAAGATGAGGGAGATTTTCCTACCTTGCGTAATATATATCAAGCTGTAAACAATTTTTTGATTGGAGGATGAAAAGAGTTTTGAACTCAAAGCGTTTATATGGTAGAAGAGGCAAATTATATCGAAGCGGTTGATGAGTTATGAAAAAATAACATAATAAACGATTATTTCTTTAATTTTGTAAAGAATGTCTAAAAGAAAAACTACTTCTAAAAAAGTAAAGGTATTATTCCCTAACGATTTTAATATCGGGGGTGTAATATACAAAAAAGGGGAGGCGGAAATATCACAAGAGGTTTACAAAATCCTTATGGACTCTCCTTTTGCTGATAAGGTCAAAATTATTTCTTAATCATAAATTTTTATGACTGCTATTAGACCACAAGACCTAACAAAATATGTAGGTTTACTATACATTAGACCTTTCGGAAGCTCTGCTGCGTTTACTAGACTTGGGTCTGTTAGAGGGTTGATTTTTACTCTTGATCCGTCTGCAAATGCCGTAGAGGTAAATGCTGATGATACTGGGACTGTATTTTCTGGAAATAGAAAACTATTGCAAATTGACGCAGAACTTCTTGAAGCTGCAAATACAGGTGTACTACAAACACTTCTTGGAGGTGTAAATAGAGTTGATACTCCTGGAACTCCTACCGCTGTTACAGGTGAGGCTCTCGGTACAGGTTGGACGATTGGACAACCGATTAAACTCGCAAACAAGAACGGGGATAATACAATCGTTTCAAGTATTGTTATTGACGCTGACGGGACTCCTCTCGTTGCAGGTACTGATTATAATACTTATGTAGGGAACGGAAACAACGGAGATCTTGGATTTACTTATATCGTTCCTATTACGGCACAAGCGGGAGTACTTGACGCAGATTATAGTTATACTCCAAATGCGACTGAAACAGTTGAATTTGACTCGTCTTTTCAAGAAAACACACTCCTTGAAGTCAGAATTATTGCTGATGAGGGCGGATCATCTACAAGACAAAGAATTACTACTCTTGCTCCTGCTAGATTTGAAGCTGCATACAATATGAATTACTTGGATGTAGTCGAAGCTGGGGATTTAACTGGTGCGACACTCACTTTTATCGGAGAAAAAGGATCAAAAGCGACTTATCAAAATGAGATCGTATAATAAAAGGTGCGATATGCACCTCTTTTATTTTTTCAAATGTTTCTTATGTATAAAAATTTGTTATTTAAAAAATATAATCTGTCTTTGACTTTTTCAAATAGAAAAGTACAATTTTCATACAATCAATTTTCCATTATGGAAACTTTAGAGTTTATGGATAAGGTACAATCTAAAGATTTTAATTTAACTTGGTGGGTTATAGAATTTTTAGAAAAAAATATTTCTAAAAAAGTAAAAGAAAAAAAGCTATATCAGAGTGAAATTGAAGAAATTTTGCTAAAAATCGAGGAAATATTTGAAAATATAAAAAATACGGCTTTAAAATGAGTTTTAAAGGACGATAAAAAACGCTCGGGGGGTACAGCACCTTTTTCGGCTTGAATTATGGCTATTTGCGGGAAATTTCAATGCGATCCAAAATATCTTATGGAAAATTACACTTGGGAGCAAGTTTTTGAAAAAGATTGATATATGGACGGGATAATTTGGAATGAAAATGAGAAAACAGAAAAATGAAGAAAAATAAACCAACAAAAAACAAGGCACGCAGAAAATTTTAAAAACTCAAAAGAAGAAGACTTAAAAAAGGCAAACGCTCTTTTAGAAAAATACAAGGACAAAGTTATTACTTAATTTTTATAAAATATGGCAGTAGTTGAAAACATAGAAGTTGAAGTCAGTATTGATAAAAACAAAGTAGATCGTGAATTTAATAATTTGCGTGATGATATTGAATGATTTAATAAAAGAATAGCAAGTGATGAGGCAAGTCAGCTTGCTTTAAGTGTATCTTTAAAAGAACAAGAATTAAGAAAAGCAAGAACGAGATTAAGGCAAGCTATAAAAGATGAAAATCAAGAAGCGGAAATTGAAATAAGAACAGATATACAAAAATTAAGTCAAGGATTAACGCAAGCTAGGAGGGAATTAAGAAATTTTGCAAGAACGGGAGAAAAAGATGTTTCTGTTTTATGAAATCTTTTTAATTCTGTAAATGACGAGATTAAAAAATCGAGGGATGAACTTAATAAATTATGATTGAGTGGTGCAAAACTAGATAAAGTTGAGAAATCTTTTCAGGATTTAACAAACGAAGCGAGAAATGGGAAAATATCTATTGAACAATACCGAAAAGAATTAGGGAAAATTTCTGAAGAAGCTAGAGGATCTTGAAGTGCTTTATGAAGAGTGGGGGTATCCATTGAGGATTTTTCTAAAAGAATTTCTCCTGCCGTTATTGCTGTAACTGGTATTTGAGCTGCTCTCGGGTGAGTTACAAACGCAGTATTGCCATTAGATGACGCTTTTAGAAAATTAGATGCAAGGCTTTTAAATTCTTGAAGAAATATTGATGAATTAAGAGATGTTTTATTAGAATTAGATAATCTTTGATTTACTCAATTAAATGAGGGCGTTGATATTATATCTACTTTGGCAGTAGAAACTGGTGCAACGAACGAACAAATACGAGAAACTGCTTTATGAATTGCAAATATTTCAGGTATATTTGAAAAAGATTTTAATGAAACTTTAAGGGCAAGTACAGCTTTGCAAAAAACTTTTGGATTAGAGGGTTCGCAAGCAAATGATTTAATTACTAGAGCTTTGCAAGAATCAGGGGATACCTACGATGATCTTTTGGACTCCATAAATGAATATGCAGCAATTGCCGCAGATGCACAAATACCCGTTGAGAGGTTTATAAATACTTTAATTGAGGGGACAAGATTAGGTATAAGGAATACAGATGAACTAGCGGATGTACAAAGGGAATTTACTTTAAGAATTAGAGATTGAAGTAAAGCAAGCCGTGAAGCTATAAATGAATTAGGGCTAGATTATGACAAATTGACAAATGATATAAATAGTGGTGCGACAACCGTAGCACAGGCACAAACTCTTATCGCAAATAGCTTGTTAGAGATTGAAGAAGAAACAACAAGAGTACAGCTTGCGACTGACTTATTAGGTACAAGATATGAAGACAATGGGGATATTATTTTAGAAGTTTTGGCAAATGTTTCTGATGAAATAGAGAATTTAGAATGAGCAACAGAAGATTTGGTGGATGAAAGTCAAACTGGACTTTCAAATTTAGGGCGTGAATTTAGAGAGCTCTTGAACTTAATTAAAGAAACTGCACTTCCAGTAATAAACCTCCTGGCAAATACTCTTGCTTTTGTATTAGATAAAATAACAAAGCTAGCGGACGCAGTTATTAACTTTGGGAAAAGAATTATTGAAAATAATATAATAATACAAGGTGCAATTAGGTTATTTAATAGACTTGTAGATATAATATGAATAAAAACCGCAAATGCTTTTGACGATGCGGGCAGCGAGGCGGATAATTTAAACAAAAAATTAGAGGAAACAGAAAAAGCGTTAGATAATTTAGAAGATGCTCAAAAAAAGTATAACAAAGCAGTAGAAGAAAATGCAGGATCAGAAATAATAGAAAAATATGCAAAAGATGTAGAAGTGGCAGAAAAGGAGGTGGATAAATTAACTTGAAGTACAGACAAATTATGAGATTCTTTAAATAATACTTGAGAAAAGTGAAGAAAGTCAGCAGAAAACATACAAAGAGCGTTTGCACGAGCAGATGAAGACCAAAAAAGAAGAATACAAGAGCAACAAAGAAGATTAGAGAGGTTTCAAAATGAAAGGTTGCGTAGAGCCGAAAGAACTGCACAGCGTGAAATACAAATAGCAAAATCTGCACAAGCTGTTCTTGATAATCAAATTTCAGAAAGTAAAAGTAATATAGAAAATTATGCTTCGGAAATTGAATCTGTAAAAGATAGTTTTAAAAGCTTAAGAGATTCAGCAGCACAAGATTTAAAAAGTATACAAGAAGAATTTGAAAATATATGATTTGAAGAGGGTGATAGAATAGCACAAAGGGTTATAGAGATACAAAATAGACTTTCTGAAATATCTAAAAGTGGGGGGATCACTTCTGAAAATTCTGATGAGGTTGAAAAATTAAATCAAGAATTAAAATTAGCAAGAGAAAATACCACACAAGCAAGAATTGATGAAATAAGAAATCAAGAACTATTAAACCCGACCGAACAAATTATACAAGAAATAGAAGCCGAAAGAGAAAGGTTGCGTGAAAGGAAAAAATCAATACAATCTCAATTAGATGCAGAACAAGAAAGAGTAAAAAAAGAGGTATTGCTATTAGAAGAAAAGACAACTAGAGAGAAAGAATTGATAGAGGGGCTAGGAGCTTTAAGGGTAAGGACAGAGCAATTTATAACAGCTAGATTATCTGCTGAAGCACAAAAACAAATTGAAAATATCGAAAAGGTAGAGGAGGCTACAAGAAGACTCATAGATTTACAAAAACAAGCAGGATTAAGTTGAAGTATACCGTCTATTGACTCAAATCAAACAACGAGGAATACAAGAGGAAATAACAATAATTTTACTTTTAATATTAGTGATTTTAGTGTTAGGTCTGACGATGATATTGATGTGATTGTAGATAGGGTATCTGATAGAATTGTAAGAGATTTTCAAAATTGAGAAAAAAATAGTTTTTAAATAAAATCAAATGTCTTTAAATGAAATCACATTAAATGAAAGTGAATTAAATACAAGCCTACCACCAGTATCGGAGGGGCTTGATATTATTAGTTTTAACGGATACGGTTTACAAAACGGGTCTATTATTACAGGTGGAGAAAATTTTTGATTTAGAAATATTGCACAAAGGGATATTTCTTTAATAAGAAAACCACAAAGCGACGGGGATATATTAAATAGTGCTTTCTTCGGCGGTAGAAATATAAGAATTGTAGGGGCTCTAAAATCTGACACGAAACAAAATTTAGATGATTTAATTGATGACTTTAAATTAAACCTTTCCCCGGTCAATAAAAAATTAAGGCGGGTAGTAAACTGAAAAGCAAGAGAAATAAACGCCACAATGCAAAATTTAACTTTCGGAGAAAAAGACAATATTTATATTCCTTATGAATTAACTTTTCAAAGTCAAGATGCTTTTTGGAGAAATGAAGAAGAGCAAAGTTTTTCAAGAATTATAAACACCTCTCCAAAAACTGAACAAATCACAAATTTATGACAAGAGGTTTTCCCGTCAATTATAATGGGTTTTGGGGTCTGACTCTCGGGCGTAAATACAATTTCTATAAAAAATAAGGGTGTAGGAATAACAATAAGCCAAAGTATTTCTGACGGGGATATTTTGGTTGTCGATGGGCGTGAAAAATTTGTAAAATTAAATAATACGGAAATTGATTTTGACGGTATATTTCCATTGCTTGAAACTGGTGTAAATAGCGTCGTTTTTGAAATAAATGGGACTTTTTCTGTAAATATGCTTATGGTTTATAAATTAAATTTATTGTAATATGAATAAAAGATATTTGGTAAAAATATTTAATACCGACGGGACTTTAAAAAAAACAATCTCGGAAAATATAATATCTTCTGAAATTAGATTTAGTGCAAATATAAACGGTGGTCAGGGTAATTTAGATATCACACTTAATGAAAATTTTAATGATACCAGTATAGAAAAAAGTGATTTTGTAAAGGTTACAATTTTTAATGAGAATTTCCCAAATTGAAAACTTTTGTATACTTGAATTATTGAGAGAATTATAAGAATATTTACAGCGAGAGAAAATCAAATACAGCTCGTATGTTTATGATTAGAAAGTTTATTGACCCGTTTATTTTTTGAGAAAACGGCAAGCAAGGTTTTTAATGAAAATAAAGATGCGGGGGATATAGTAAGGGATATTATAACTTATTTTAATTCTATTTATACTGGGAACTGGATAAACGACGGGGAGGTATGACTCGTTGGTAGTAATACAAATATAGATTTTAATTTTACAACCTGCTCTAACGCTTTGATACAGCTTGCAGAAACAAATTGATTTTATTATTTTATAAAAGCAGATTGAACCGTTGTATTTCAGGCGAAAAATAATTGAAACGACCACAGGTTTATGGCGGAGTCAAATTTGCAAGAAATAAGAATAGAAGAAGACACGAGCAATTTAAAAAATGTAATATATTTAGATTTTGATTGAGGTTCGAGTCTAGAGTCTGATATACCTAGTCAAAATACATACGGGAGAATTGAGAGTCAAGAAATCCGCAGCGAATTAAAAGATCAAAATTCTGGAGATAATGCAGCTGCAAATATTTTGGCAGAAAAAAAAGATCCAAAGCAAAAAGTAAGACTTCAAGTAAACGCAAATTATCCTATTGAAAATATAAACCCGTGAGATACAATAAGAATAAATAACCTTGATTATCAAATAAACAACGCACAAATCCAAAGAATTAGATATACGCCTGAACTTATTGATATTGATTTAGAGGAATTTGATAGCTTATGAAAGATATTAAACAGATAGACCATATAATTTTTTATGGTTTTTTGTTTGTCTTTATTTAAAAAATGACTATATTATAAAAAAAGGGATATCTTTAAATGTAAAAGATATTTTTATGCTAAACTTTGCAAATAACGCAAAAGCTGAAATACTTGGTACAGTATTAACTGGATCGGGATTTTTAACTGTAAAATGAGGAAAAGGGGATCTTTTCCCGTCTGTTTTTCCTTATAAATGTACAGCTTTGAAAAAAAATACTTCTAACGCAGTTACACAAAGAGAAATTATCACAGTAACTTGAAGAACTGGCGACACTTTTACTATTACAAAATGAGCCGAGGCTTGCCCTGCTAGCGACACCGCAACTACCGCTACCATAAACGACTTTCAATTTGATGATTGAGATGAATTTTTTTTATGAGTAACAGCAGGAAGACAAGACGAAATAAACACAGAACTTGATTTAAAATTAAATATTTCTACATATAACGCTGAAAAAAATGTGTATGGAGCGTCTTCTACTGGAAATGACGCATATCAAATTGCAGACGCCTCTATTACAGCGTATAGTGAAACAAGAACTTATAGAGTAAAGGCTGATGTAACAAATACAGGGGCGTGTACCTTTGAAATAAATTCCTTGGGGGCAAAGCCAGTAAGAAAACAACAAGGAACGGTCGATTTAGCTGATTGAGATTGGCAAGCAAACGGAATTGCAACACTAGTATATAATGCAACCCTTGATGTATTTCAATTTTCTTGACAAGAAGCTGTATTTGCTGTCGTTTCTCCTGAAAGTACAGAATCAGAATTTACAGCAGGAGAAAATCTCACAACGGGAGATCCTGTATATGTAGACAATGCAACTGGAAATGTGTTTAAAACAGATATTGATGACGCAGGAAAAAGAAGTTTTATAGGTTTTGTGAAAAGTGGCGTTACTTCTTGAAATCCCGTGAATATTACTACAAGTGGAATAAACGGAAATCAAACAGGATTAACTAGAGATAATATTTATTATTTATCAAGAGGTGCTTTTTCTACAAATCAAACTATTGAACAATTGCTAGAAAATATTTCTTCTAACTCAAATACAAGTGTTATTTTTGGGTATAGTACTACTTATGTTTTTAGAAAACAGACTTTCACAATTTCTCAGAGTGGTTTTTTAAACGACATAACGGTTCAATTAAGAAAAATAGGAACTCCAACGGGTAGTGTTCGTATGAGTTTATGGCAGTCTTGACCGTCGAAAACTAGTACGAGTGGGGAAACTTTACTCGGTTATGCTACAAATGATATTGACCTTGCGACTATTACGGGAACTTTCGCAACATATCAATTTAATTTTGATTGAATAGAGCTCACAAATACGGCAAGTGAAGAATACTTCTTTAGGGTAGAAAGTACTGCCACATTAAGTACATCAAATTATCCAGTTATTGCTTGTCAAAACTCAAATGTTTATGCGGGTGGTAGTAATTATGATTTAGGCGACCCTGATACTACATACACAAATAGAAATAACGATTTATATTTTGATATTTCTGTTTGAAGTTATGCAACAGGGGGTATTTCAAACACACCTTGAAACCCTCAAATAGCAGTCGGGAGAGCAGTATCGACAACGGGCATTTTAATAAATACTAATGATAAATATAATAGTGATACTTATTCCGCATTAGATTTTGACAACCAAACAGCGGTTCGTGCTATAAACGCATCTTCTTCCGTCGAAACATATACTCATAATCTTTGAAGAATACCAAAATTTATAAAAGTAGACGCAAAATGGGGTTGAGGTACTAGCTCAATGGCGTCTTGTACTTGAACTTATATAAATGGTAGTTTTTCGGGTATTAGAACAACGGCAAACTGAATAGGAGGGCAAGAGGTAGTTTGAATTTCCATTTTAGATAGCTCAAATGAGGGGCAAAGTGGGGTAATACAAAATGTCACAGATACAGACTTTCAAATTGATTGGTCGCTTGTAAATACTCCTAGTTTATGAAACGATATTGCACTTAATTTCTTTATTTGATAACTTTAAAAAATGAAAACAGATAATCACGATATAAAATCCTTATCGGAAAAACTGGATTTAATCCAAAAGGATGTAGATAAAAGACTTGACGGCCTGCGAAGTCGGTTTAAGTGGATACTTGGCGGACTTGTAGTTATAGGGCTTCCTATACTCGGATATTTCTTTATATCAATACAGCAATTAGACTCCGAAAAAGTATCACAAATAGAATTAAGGGACGCGATTGAAGACTTAAAAGAATTTAATCAATCTGAAATTGCGAGTGCCGTTGAGCTTGGATATTTTAGAAATATGGAAACAATAAAAGAGGATATTTGAGAAGTCGTTAGACAATCAAATGAGGAAATCGAGTCAAATTATCACGCCGTATTGAGTCAGCTTGGCAAAATAAATAGGCGTATTGATGAGGCTTTAGAATAATATATAATTAAAATAATTATGAAAAATGAATTTTCTAAAAAAAATGAAATAAACGAAAGAGATTTACAAGGAGTAATTAGGCAATTTGTAATTTGGTATTCTCCCGTAATAATTCTTTTCTTGGATCAAATTGAAAAAGGGCAGTTTGACGAAAAAATAATTTTCGCCTTGATTGTATCTACCACGATTGAAATAATCAGAAGAGCAATCAGAGGGGTACAAAATAATTCTTAAATTTAATATTATGATTTGACCTATAACAATCCCACAAGCTGGATGAGTATTGTACGATTTATTAAGTGAGTCACAAAAGGCAGTCGTTGATCAGTCTACATATTCAGATATGGTAATTTTTAAAATAATTGCAGGTTCTGCGGATGTCGCTATTGGATTTAATTCGATGCCAGTAGATAACGGATATGTTATTACAGCAGGGGGGAGAGATGCTTTTTCTTATAAAAGTTTAAAATTGGTTTATGTAAAAGGGGTTGGTTGAGATAGTACTGGAAATAGGCTAGTTACTTTTTAATCAAATATAAATATGTCAAGAAATAAAATAATTTGGATAGAGAATGGGGAAACTCCATCGAGTCCAGGAAGTTGAGATGTAACTTGACCCGCAGGAAGTACGCAAAATAATGTTTCTGTTTTTGCAGATAATACTGGGAAAGTACTAAAAGAGGTTCCTGTAAATATCGACGACAGCGGTAATATTTCAGGTATTTTAGATATTACTGCAGGAACGCAAACTCTTGCTAGTGGTTTCTCTTATGACTCGGTAAATGATAGGCTTTCGGTTGGTGGTACTGAAAATGAAATAAACATTGGAGGAGTGACTCTCGGCTCTAAACTTTCAGTACACGCAGAGGGAAATAATGACCTCGCGGAAGTAGCGTATGAACGACATACAGACTCGGCAGCTTTTGGTGCAAATATAATATATGGTAGAGCAAGAGGGACGCACGCAGCACCTGCAATCGTTCAAGAAAACGATGTCGTTGGTAGACTGCTCGGTGTAGGATACGACGGTGCAACATTTCAACAAGCAGCAGAAATTCGTTATGAAATTGACGGTACACCAGGTGCAGGAGATATGCCAACTCGTATAGTTTTCGCAACTACACCCGATTGAGCAAACGCAGTTGCAACAGCTTTGACTCTCGACTCTTCACAAAATGCAACTTTTGCAGGAAGTGTAAATATGTCAGGAAATGGAATTTCAGGATTACTCGACCCTACACTTGCACAAGACGCAGCTACTAAAAATTATGTAGACAGTATTGTAAATGGAGCTGTAAGGTTACAATGAGATTGGAACGCAAATACAAATACCCCTGATATTACAGGAACTACTATTACTGGTCAAGCTTGGAGAGTTTCTGTTGCAGGATCTACAAACCTTGGAGGTATTACAACTTGGGAGGTATGAGATCTAGCAGTTAAAACCGATACTGGATGGCTTCGTATTCTTAATCAAGATGTTGCTGCTGTATGGGGCAATATTTCAGGTACGCTTTCAAATCAAACAGACCTACAAAATGCTCTAAATGCAAAATTAAATCTTTCTGGTGGAACTATAACAGGAAATCTTGGATTAGAGGGATACTTAAACTTTACAACAGCAACAGGAACAGGTCTTGCAACTGAAAGATGGATTGGTGCAGACGGCTCTAACTCTACTTATTATAATGTTCCAGCTGGGCAAAGTCATTTAGTAGGAGTTGGAAATGTAAATCAATTAACAGTGGATGCTACAGGAACACGAGTTTTAGGAGTTTTTGCTTCTGGTGGAGCTGGGCTAAACGCAAATGTTGGTGCAACTTTACAAGGTATTGGAACTACAAATGCAACTTTTTCTCTTGTCGCTGAAAATAGCACAGGAGCAAATGCACTTCTTGTGTATGATGATTTAAATGTAGAAGTTCCAAATGGTAATTTTACAGTTTCTAATGGTACTGCTAGTTTTGTAGATAGTGTTGGTGGCGTTTATGCTACTACAGTTGAAAATACAAGTAATTCAATTCTTGCAAATACTCAGCTTAGAGTTGAAAACGACATAAACGCAGTAGCTAATTTAAGGATAAATAGCAGTACATTTACTGGTTCTCGTTGGGGGCAAACATTAAGCAACTGGTCAGAGGTTTTATCAGGTGCTGTTACAGGAATGGCTGTCGGAACAACAACTAGTGCACCTTTGATACTTGGTACAAATTCTGTTGCAGGGATAACAATCGATACTTCACAAAATATAGGTATTGGAACAAGTGTAAATATAAATAAAAAACTAGAAGTAGTTGGAGATTACCGAGATACTTTAGGTGTTTACAGAAATTTTGATGCTTCTGCCTCAGCAGCAGCACAGGCTATTGAAATTGGAGCTTTAGACGGAACTACAAAAACGGTATGAGGGGAAGTTAGTGTAACCTGTAATTTTACAGGTGCAGATAATACTGCACAAATGGGGCTTTCAGTTCTCAATACTTCTGGAGTTATGTCTGAAAGGGTTACAATTTTAAGTGGTGGAAATGTAGGCTTTAATATTATAAACCCTCAAAAAAATCTTTCTATAAACGGTGGAAATGGCTCTACTGAAGTTCAGTTGGTAAATGCTGCTACTGGTGGAGGAGCTAGCGACGGTATGTCATTTAGGGTAGAGTTAGACGGTGGAAGCGGTGGTTTATGGGCTTATGGTAATCAAGATTTAACATTTAGTGTTTCAAACGGAACAGAGCTTATGAGGCTAGATGCAAGCAGTGGTAATATGGGTATTGGTACTCCTACGCCAGACGCAAATCTTGACGGTGTAACAGGTATTTCTATTGTAGACACAACATCAGCAGGTGTTTCTATTGGTACCCCAACAAGGAATTATATGATGTACACAAGTGGTAATAACTTCTTTATTTATGACGGCACATCTAATCTTGAAAGGATACAGTTAAATGATTCTGGTAATTTAAGATTCTTTGCATACGGAGCTGGTACACTTGTGACAGATGCAAATGGTAATGTTACTGCTAGCTCGGATAAAAATTTGAAAGAAAATATTAAATTATTTAATCACGGGCTTGCTGATGTGATAGGCGTAGATCCGAAAATCTATAATTGGACAGAAGAAAGCGGATTAGATACTGAAAACGAGTATAGTGGTTTTATTGCACAAGATTTAGAACACATCGTTTGAGCGGTGTATTGAGAAGAGGGTAAAAAGACCGTTTCAGACCGTGCTTTAATTGCAACACTTTGGAACGCAGTTAAGGAATTGAAGAAAGAAATTGATGTATTAAAAAATTAGGGTTTACTTTTTTAAAATTTACATATAATAATAAGGACGACTTTCGTCTTTATTATTTTTTTTAAAAAAAGGATTATGGTAAAAGTAAAAGATTTAATCAACGGACAAACGGCTTTTAATGAACTTTGTAAAATGGAGTTAGATATTAAAATTTCTTTTAGGCTTGCAAACTTTACAAAAGAATATACGCCTATTGTTAACACTTTTTATGAGCAAAGATCTGAATTAGTAAAAAAACTAGGAAAAAAAGAAAAAAATGAAACATATGATTTAGGAGAAAATAAAGACAAATTTAATGAAGAAATAAATAAACTCCTTGATGAAAAAGTAACACTAAAACTTCCACAAATTAAACTTGATAATTTGCCGAAGAAAATTAAACCTGAAATTATTACTGATTTACTTTGGTTAATTAAAGAATAACTTTTAATTAAAATTTATGATACAAGAATGAGGGTTATTAGTCAGCGATTGACTTCACACGGATTATATGTTTTGAAGTGATACTGAAAACGATATATCAAATCTTAAAGAAATGCCACGCAGAACACCACACGAATATAATCAACTAGAGTTTCCTGAATACGGGAAAAATCTTTGTACGGTATATTCTGCAATGGGAGCGTTTACAGACTCGACAGGGCATATAATAGGCGAAGAATTAAGAAAAGAAATCGTAAAGGAAGCAATTAAGCAATGACTTGATCCTGATTTTGGGCGGTACTTGCACAAAGCAATAGACCTCGTGCGTAATTTTATGAAATCACAAGGAATACAAGTACAGACCTTTAGAATAAAAAACAATACAAGCGAATTAACGCAAGTATTGAATAAAAACTACCCAGTCGTTACTGGATACGGTGGAAATAAAGCGTATAATGAGGATAAACGCTCGAAACCTGTCGCTTATGAGTGATATATTCTAAATGGAAGTGATTTTTGAGAACCTACATATCATCACGCAATAAGAATTGAAGAAAGTGGAAAATATAACGAGAGGTTCGTCGTAGATAACTATGAAACACCTTACAGGATATACGAGCTGGAAAAGTTTAAAGAAGTCCTTAAAACGCATTATTTTAATTATTCTTATATATTTGTACCTATGAGCCAACCAAAATTTAAAGATGTAGATGAAAATACACCATTTTATAAGTCTATTAAAAAAGCATCTGACCTTGGAATTATAAAAGGATTTGAAGACGGTACTTTTAGACCAAATGAACCATTAACGAGAGGGCAATTTGTAGCTATACTTGATAGATTATGAGAATTAAAAAAATAAATTTGCTTTTATTTAAAAAATCTATACAATTATATTGCTCTGAAGTTTTCCATAATGTATGATAAAAGCCTCCCACTAGGGGGGTTTTTATTTTGTAAAAAAAGAGGTATTTTACATACCTCAAATATTTACTCTTTTCCTCGCCTTTTTATCTCCTGTTCTATTGCAGAAAGCTCTATTTCTAAAGCCTTGTTATCATCAATTTTTTTTTCGTCTTTTGCACGAACAAGAGCTATATGGATTTTTAAAATTTCCTTATAATCCATTTTTGAATAGTCAAATAAAGACATAACCTCTTCTTTGTTTTTGTTTTGGTTTTTTTATTATATTTATTTTTTTAAAAAAACATAAAAAAAGATTTTGTTTTATAGAATTTTTGAGTATAATGTACCCGTATTATAAAATAACATTATAAATAATGAATAGAGCAGAAAGAAAACATTTAAGAAGAGTAAATTTATTTTTACAAGAAACAAAAACATTGCGGATAATGTTGATTACAACGGTTATTATTTATACTGTATTGTAAATTCCTTGACCATTTTCTTGATATCGGGAAAATGGTTTCTGGAGTTTATAAAACTCTTATTTATATTTTTATTTTAACATTATGGAAATAAAACAATTTAAACCATCGAGTCATAAAATTAAAGCATTGATTTATTGACCGAGTGGGGTTGGAAAAACTACTTTCGGAGGTACTGCAAAAGATGTATTATTTGCGAGTGCTGAAAACTGACTTTTATCGGTAGCAGATAAAAATGTTTCGTTTGTAGAAATTAAAACCTTGTCAGATTTGCAAGGATTAAACAATTATTTAAGAACAAAAGAGCATAATTTTAAGACATTAGTTATTGACTCTATTACAGAAATTTCAGACCTTATAAAATCGGGTATAGAAAAAAGAACAGGAAGACAAATGCAAATTCAAGATTGGGGGCAGTTAGGTTCTGATATTGAAAAAATTATTAAAGAAATTAAAGATATTGATATCAATGTAATAGTGATTGCACAAGAGATGATTGAAAAGGATAGCGACAAGGTTCAAAGAATTGTACCCAGTCTATACGGGAAAAGTGCTACAAAAATTTCATATTATATGGATATCGTAGGATACTTATATGTAGACAAGAACGGCAAAAGAACGATTATTACAAATCCGGGCGAAAAGCTAGTAACAAAAGATAGAACAAATAAAATCGGAAATGATGAAACGGTAGATTTTGAAAAATGGGTAGAATTGGTAAGCAATATTGAAGTTGGGGAAAGTAAAGTAACTGAAAAAATATTAACACCTGAAGAAGAGTTGGCAGAGCAAAGAGAAATGATGTTAGAAACATATACAAAATCAATTGAAGATTGTAAAAATATGAAAGATTTAAAAGAGATATTTGGAGCTATAACTTTAGATAAAGATGATTTGGGTACGAAATATTATAAAAAATTGTCAGCTAGTAAAGACAATAAAAAACAAGAACTTGAAAATGCAGAGGCTGAAAAATAGCCTCTTCTATATTTAATTAAATATAAATATGAAAAATATTATACCAAAAGAAGACAGACTCGTAAATAGCCTTTCTTGGTCTAAAGTATCTACTTGGCAAAAATCTAAAAAACAATTTATTAAACAATACTTTGAAAAAGAACCGTTTTTTGAAACAAAGGAAGTTATATTTGGATCTACACTTTGAAATATGATTGAGATTTGAGAATTTGAAAACGAAGATAAAATCACAGAAAAAGTATTGAGAAATTTTGACGGCGTGGTAGAAGTAAACGAGAAAAAAGAAAGAAGAATTAGAGAGTCAATTGAAAATATAAAATCAAATCCTGAATTTATAGCAAAATTGCAAGATATGGCTTTCGATTTTGGGAGCGAAATGGAAACAAAAATGATAAGTTTTATAGATTGAGTTTGTATTTTATGATATGCAGATAATACAACGGCGGACTGGAAAAAATTAAAAGAATTTAAAACGGGAAAAACACCGTGGACGCAAGAAAAAGTTGATAATCACGGGCAATTAGATTTTTACTGTTTGATGACCTATTTAGAAAAGGGGTATTTTCCTGAAGATGTAGAGCTTACTTGGTTTGAAACTAAAGATGACAGCGAGGGGGGCATAACGGTAACCGGGAAAATCAAAACTTTCAAATACGATGTAGAAAAAAACAAAGAAAGAATACTTGCCCGGAAAGAAAAGCTACCGAAAATTTTTAAAGATATTATGCAAGCACAACTTGATTGGCAATGATCCGAAGAAAAACAAGAGATTGACGAAAATTTATTTAAAAAACTTTGGGAGGTAGAAAAAGAAAAATCAAGACTTGACGATATTTCAAAAGAAATAAAATCACAAATCGAAGAAGATATGAAGAAAAAAAATATTACAGATTGAAAGATCGAATGAGTATGAAGCGTTGGATATACAATAAGAAAATCTTATGAATATAATGATGAGGTGAAACAAGCAGAAAGTTTTTATAAAAAAATGAAAAAAGATTTTGAGCAAAATAATGAGTATACAGAAAAAGCAAGCCTAACTTTTAGATTTAATAAATAATAATATGGATCAAAGACGGTATTTTAAAAAAGAAAACTGAAAAATCGTTTGATATTTCCCACAGTTAAAAGACGGTAATTATAAAATAACGGTAGCCAAGCAAAATAGAAGCTTGGCACAAAACCGTTTATACTGGGGTTTTTTCTTAAAACAGATAGCTTTATTCTACAAGGAGCAATGAAATATAATATCAATAGAAGATTTACACGAAATATTTAAAAAAAGATTACCAAAAAAAAGGGTTTATTCTGATTATAATGATAAGGAGTATATTGAACAAGAGCCTACCACATCTGATTTAAAAACAAATGAATTTAAGCAATATATGGAAAGTATAAATGAAGAATTAAAAGACAGATACGGGCGGTCTGTTGATTTAAATGTAAGTGAAGATGATTTATTATACTGGGAAAATTATATAATTTAATAAAAATAATTATGGAATTTAAAGAATATTTAAAGTATTTAAAAATCCAAAGAGATTTTTTAGATGATAAGCCTTATTTATGCGAAAGTGGGAAAATACACCAAAAAATCCCATTAAAAATTATACCAGAGGTAGACCAGGATTTATTATATAAGGCTATTGATTGGGAAGATTTAAGAAACGAAATAAAATGAATTACGCAATATTCTGGTTCTGATAAACTATCTGACTGATATATTTCTATGAGAGAAAATTGCTTAATTGATATAGATGATGCACACGAGGAAGAAAGAGGAAAATGGAAAATATGATACGATAATATAAATGATATTTTTGTAAAAATTAAATGAGGATCATATCAATTATTTATTGATACTTGGACTGATATTGTTTTAAACGATTAAGAAAATTAAAAAAAAATTTTACTTTTGGTAAAAAATAAATATAATTGCTTTTGCTACAACGGTAATTTTAAATAGATAAGAAAATGTTTTTGAGGTTAGTTGTAGCGACTATTTATCCCTTGAAAGCATTTTTTTATATAAACAATACATTATGAATAATTTATTATACACGAATATCCAACATATACCAAGAAAGGAGTTTGGATTATCTCTAAACGAGTATGTAGTATGTGATATGATTTATCATCTATCAAACAACCCAAAATATAACTGGTGTATTATGACAAAGGAAAATATGGCAAAGGAAATATGAATAAGCAAGCAATCTGTATTGACCTTAATAAATAAAATGATAGACAAATGATTGATTATAAAAGATGAGCATACAAAATTTCTTAAAACTAGCGAATTATGGTATAATAATTTTGTTACCGATGGTAAAGAAAGTTTACCAACAACGGTAAAGAAAGTTTACCACGATGGTAAAGAAAGTTTACCTAATAATAATATATATAATAATAATAAAAAAAATATATTACCTAAAGGTAATATACAAAAAAAAGAAAAATATTGAGAATTTAAAAAAGTTTTATTATCTAAAGACCAAATGGAAAAGCTGATACAAGATTATTGAAAAGAAAAGATTAATGCTTTTATAAAAAAACTAGACGAATATATAGAAAATAAATGAGCGAAATATAAAAATCACGCTTTGACTATAAGGCAACGGATAAAAAAAGACGCCCCCGCCGAAAAATGAAATGTGGAATTTGGAATGTATATTAGATAACTATAAACTTATGCAAAATAATTTAACGCCTACACAAGAAAAATATTTACAAGAGTATAATTTTGACAAAAATTTAATATTTGGATGACCTCCAGGAACTGGAAAAACTTATACAGCTATCAATCTTTTGAAAAAATCCGAAAAGACAACATATAAAATATCTGACGCAAGATTTAAAGAATTATTATCGACTGGAAGTTTGAGGCTAAAAAAACCAGAGGAACGGCAAAGTAAGATTACAGAATTTCCCCTAGAAATGATGATAAAAGTACCGGTATTACTTTACGATGATATTTGAACATCTGATACAACAGAAGCGTATTTAAGAAAATTAACCTTTGTATTGGATGAGAGAATAGAGAGAAACCTAATTACACTTTTTACTACAAATTTTACTTGCGAGGGATTGGAAAAAAAATTAAACGAAAGGCTAAAAAGCAGAATTTATTTCAATACAGATACACTCGATATAATTTGAAAAGATCTCCGAGATTTATCAACAAATAAAAATATAAGATAAAAACAATGAAAACTATAAAAATAGAGAACAATAAAATAAATTGAGAAGAGTACACATATTTTTCATATTTAGGATATATGCTAAAATACGAGCATAGATGACAAGTAAAAGAAATATTGCTCGATAGCCCATATGCGATATACATAAACGGAAACCTCCGTTGGAGTAAATAATTTTTTATAAACAAAGATGATAAAAGAATCAGAAATACAAGAATCAATACTGCACTTTTTAAATTTTCAAAAGGTGTATTGCCGGGAAAACAAATCGGTTTGATTTTATGATACAAAGAATTGATTTTTTAGAAAAAACAAAAGCCCTTATTATAAAAACGGTGTATCGGATATACTTTGAATTTTAGACGGGAGGTTTTTGGCAATAGAGGTAAAGACTCCGTCAGAATATAAAATGTCCCAAAAATCTATATTTGAGCTCCAAAAGAGAATGAAAAAATTAAAACCCAGTACCCAAAAAAAATATAAACATTTTATTGAACAACAAGAATTTATACAAAACATAAATAACAAAGGCGGAATTTGATTTTTTGCAGATAGTGTAGAAAGGGTTATAGAAGAATTTGAAAAATTTAATTTTGTTATTACAAAATAAAATGAATATTTATGAGGAAAAAATAGAATACATAAAAAGAAAAGTGAGCTCAATGAGTGATGAATAATTACAAAAATCAAACAAACAATTTGATTGTGCGAAAGATAATAATCCTCAAATATATCTAGACAATCGAGATTATCACAGGGAAATAAAAAGAGAGGTTTTAAGGAGAATAAAAAAACCAATCAAAGAACAATTGAATTTAATTTTTAATTAAAAATATGGCTAAAAAATGTAAAAAGTGCTGAAAACTGAACGAGAACCCAATGTATAAATTATGCCGTGCCTGTACTTATGAGGAGAGTAGAAACAACCCAAGGCAAACCAAAATGAAGCAAAAGCCACTAAAAAACAAATCTACAACGAATAAAAATACGCCCGCTAGATTTTCAGATAAAACAAAAAGAGCGATGTATGAACGAGACAAATGCTGTATAATATGTTGAAGCCCCTGAACAGAATTTCATCATTGTTGGTTTTGACCGCACAACGCAAAATATTGACCAGAGAGGAACGATTTAGACCAAGGGGTACTTTTATGCCACGACTGCCATTATGAGATACACCACGGGGTAAAATGAAAGGGAAAATTATATAATGCAAAGTGTATTGAGTATTTAGCTAAATTGAAAAAATAGGTGTAATTTAATTTATTTTACACTTATATTACGCATATAATATGTATAGAATATGTATAGTATATGTACAATTTAAATTAAGTTGTACACGAATTGTACATATAAAATTAAAAAAAGTCGAAAAAAAGTTTGTTTTTATTTTTTTTTATGATATAATGTACTCGTATTTATAAAATACATTATACTAAATAACCATTAGAGCTATGGAAATGAATATAAACAAGGAGCAAATTGAGTACATTGCAAAAAAGCTAAAAATGGAAGCTAAAGTATGGCTTGCAGAATTTGCAGAAAGTAGAGTTGAAGAATGACTCGATTCTATTAGGCACGAAGAAGAATTAGATGAGTGTATGGCGGACATTACAGAGTTTGCACCAGAATGATATAATGAAAATGTTGCTTATGAGTGTGGATATTATAACGGATACTTACAAGCGAGAAACGATATTATAGAATATTTAGAAAAACAATTAAAAGATGAGCATTAAAAATCAAATACTACTTCTCATCGTTCTTTGTATACTTGCAGTCTTATATTGAAAACAAACTTGAGATTTCGACAACTATCAAGAGCGTAGAGAATGTACAAAAATACTAGATTACAAAATTTGTAACGATATATATAATAATAACAAATAATTATGACACAATTAAATAAAGTAAGAAAAGAGCTCTCTATTCTAATGAGCGGTGCTGATAAAGAATACAGAAACGCAGACCTTATGATTGAGTTTTTAATGAGAAAAGAAGAATTGATTATGGAGCAGGATTCAAAGTTTATTTGATAAAAACCTATTATGAGACAAATTATCGCAAACTTATTTTCCCCTTTATTTAAAAAAGGCGGAGTATCATCAGAGAGAAACGAAGATGGAACAATAAATATTACATACTTTGATTATATGGAGGTATTTTGAAAACAGATTATTCTCAATTCGAAAACTCAATATAATGTTGATATAATAGATTTAATTTAATAATAAAAAACATATGTACGATAATAATTATTTTTTAGGAAACTCTACAGAAGACATATTAAAAGATAAAATTAAAGATATTGATAATATCCGAGATGAATTAGAACAAAAGTTTTATAGAGATAAAATAAGGTTAGAGGCTGAATACCATACAACGAGTAGCACCTTATTATCCGAAAAATCTTTTTATAAAAGTTGGTTAAAATCAATAGATAGCCAAAAAATATCAATAGTTGATAAAAGTGTAGGGGCATAAATTTATAACTAAAAACAAAAATATGAGCCAAAAAATACCAGTAGAGAGAGTTTGAAACTCTCATAAAAAAAGAGAAGTACCAGTAAGGCATATAGACACATTTGTTGAAGACATATACAAAGCAGGAGAAAAGAAAAAATCCGATAAAAGAAAAAAAGTACTCTGGATTGGATTGATTATAGCATTGTTTGTTATACTTGCCGTGAGGGGTATGGCACAAGCAAACGCAGATGTATTAGATGATAAGATTAAAAGATTTTGTCATCAACACGAACTAGCACAAGAAGAAGTATTTGGCTGAGAAAAAAGTCGGGTAAGGTGTACACTTATTTTGCAAGGTCAGATTAGATTTGAAACTTTACAATGTACGGTTGGGAATGGATTAAAGAATAACTGCTTTTGATTTAGAGGGGGTAAACGATCAGACTGGCAATATAAGTACGGTATGTTTTACGACGGTACAGGTAGTTATCGATTTAAAGATAAAACAGGAAGTATTATATTTGCGGTAGACCATTATTACGAATACCAAAGATATAAAACAATTACTCAAATTATACAAGGTGGATATTACTGTTCCCCTGTTAGTGGTTGGTGCGGTCATATCGAGGGATTTGCAAGAACTACACCTGAAAGATATGCGAACTATATCCACGCAGTAAGAAAATATTATAAAGATAATTTGCATTTATATACTTGATTTAAAGAAATATTTTACGGATTAGAAGTAAACCACGAAACAAAAGAAATTATTATTTATTAAATAACTAAAAACATTATGAGAGAAATTAAATTTAGAGTATGGTGTAAAGAGGGTAAAGAGTTTTTAGTAAGAAAGCAAATAAGAGTGTGACCATCGAAAGCAAAAGTATGGATTTATACAAATAAAAGTGTAAATAGTGAAAATACCCTTGAATGGTGTATTGAAACGAAAGAATGATTTAATGTTATGCAATACGCGGGATTGAAGGATAAAAACGGAAAAGATATTTACGAGGGTGATGTGGTAAAAATAAATTGATATGGTGATTATGAGGCAGAATTTCCCTTTATAGAATTATATGAAGCAGAGGCTGAGTGAGATATATGAGAAATAATTGGAAACATTTATGAGAACCCTGATTTATTAAATAACTAAAACTATTATGGAAAAGAAACCTATTAAAATTAAACATAACTTCAAAATACTTGAAGACGGTGTAACAATTGAGGGGCAGGTGCTTGATGTAGATTCGGGGGATTATGAGAGAGGGGAATGAGACACTGTTTATAACAATGGGAAAACATTCTTTCTTTATAGTTATGATTCACCTGAAATACGAGAAGAGGCAATATATGTATGGGGTGATATTAAATCATATGACAATAATATAATTTCTCATAAATTCGAAACTCCAGAAGACGCTCAACAATGGCTAGAAAACTTAAGAGAGTTTGAAATGAAAAAAACAATAGCATCTTTTCAGAATACAAAAACAGGAAAAGTAAATCTTATTCTTGATTGAGATATACTAGGAGATTTCAGAAAGGTTTGAACAATTACTCCAAAAACAGAATTAAAAGTTGAAAAACAACCTGAATTTAAAGAGTGAGAGTGGGTATTAGTCAGGGATAATGAAAATAAAGATTGGAAAAAGACAACTTATTTGTTTACGATCAAGGGCAATAGATATGTTTGTGTTAATGAGAATTGGAATGAAAATTACATCCGTTGAGAATGTTTTGTTGCAAAGACTTGGAGTAATATCAAAAAACTACCAAAACAAGTCACTAAACAACAAATAGCAGACTGGCAAGGTGTATCGATGGAAGATTTAGAAATAATTGATTAGATTATGAGATTTAAAATAAAAAAGTATCTTGTTTCTGGTAAAATAGACTATGTTGTGTTTAAGGAGGATGTGGAATATTACGGATTATTTTGTGAAGAAAGAAAGGTTTTATATCCTATAGATAGAAATTGAGATGTAATTGATAGTCATATTGGTGATGCGGCTTGTTTTAATACTCTCAAAGAAGCAGAAAATTTTATTGAAGATATTGCATTTTAATAAAAAATAATAAATAACTAAATAAATTATGAAACTAGATCACAAAACGGACGCCATTGTAAATTGGATTAAAAATTATCAGCCAAATTTATCGGGTATTGATGGGGAGGATTTATATTTTAATTTAATTTGAGAGGAGCTTGGAGAGATGCAAGAGGCTTTTATGAGAAAAGATGTAGTTGAGTATTTGGATGGAGTAGTTGATTATTTTTGGGTAAGTATTTGACGGAGTTTGTTTTGTGATAAAGCTGACCAAGGAGATGTTCTTTGAATTATTACTGAAATTAAAGATTTTCTAAAAAATATTTGTGATAGATATGAGGATATAGAGAGTGTATTTGATGAAGCTTTTGAAGAAGTATTAAAATCAAATAATAGTAAAAGCCTGGAATTGCAGGAAAGCGGAGAAAAGAAAAACAAGGTTATTAAATGAAAAGACTTTGTAGCACCTGACTTGCAAAAAATTGTAAATAAATATAACTTAAAATTTAAAAATGATTAGAAAAAGAATAATGAATATTTTAGAGGAATATCCAAAAGCAAGAAATTCAGATATTGAATTAAGTTGCTTATACTTTGAAAAATTTGTATGCGAAAATAAAGCAGAAGCTAGAATTTATAGAGAATTATTAGAAAGGGCAAGTATGAGTCCTGCGGGAATAGTTAGAGAAAGGGCATATATACAAAATAATCTAGAACTATTTTTATCTGACAAGCAAGTAAAAAAAATGAGAGAAAGACTTGAAGAAGAAAAAAGGTATGATTATTCTCCTCATCCTGATACTTTATAAAAAACTTGTGTTTTAAATAAAAATAATTAAAATGTATTTGTATTATATAATAATAAAATAATAATGCCGTGAATATATGAAAACATAAAAAAAGGTGCTAGATTTGACACTTTAGTCAGTTTAACTTGAAAAAAAAGAAATACAATTAAGGTGTATTTTAATCGCAACTGATTAGATATTTTAAATGAAGTAGATTTTAAATATTATTTAGACAATCACAAGAATTTTAAAAAAGGTAAACCAAAAATTATAACTAACTAAATTAAAATGAACAAAGCAATTTTAATGGGAAACACTACAAAAGATATTGAATTAAAGCAAACTACAAATGGGAAAAATGTAGTATCTTTTTGACTAGCAACAAACAAAAGTTATACCGATAAAGATTGAAATAAGCAAGATAGAGTAGAATTTCATAATATTGTATGTTATGGAAAAACAGCTGAAACATTATCAAAATTCGTATCAAAGGGTAGTAAAATTTTAATCGAGGGTGAACTTACAACGAGAAACTGGGAAGACCAGGAAACAGGGAAAAAAATGTATAGAACAGAAATAATTGTAGATAAATTTGAATTTTGCGGTAAAAAATCTGATAATAATACTCAAAAACAAGAATGAAATAATACGGGAGAAATTAGTGTAGAGGACATACCATTTTAATAAAATTAAAAAACTCGAAAAAAGTCAAAAAAAAATTTTGTTTTTGATTTTTTTTTAGTATAATGTACTCGTATTAAATAAATACATTATATTAAATAACTTTACGACAATGATTTATAAAATATTAAATTTTGACTTATATGTTAAATGTATAAATGAACACGAAGATTATAATCAGGTTGCATTAAAGCTAGGATATATTATAAAATTATAAAATTATGATACTTATTACTTATTGAACTGACGAACATTTTTCAGAAAATACTGGAGAGAAACATTATTGTAAAAACTTATGAAGTGCGAGAGATTTTATTGTAAACCTTATGGAATTAAAAGAAGAACAAATTGAAAATATAGAATTTGTGAAATATGATATAAAAGTTTTAGAATACAATATGAAAGTCGAGAAAAATGCTAGCGTGAATATATCTTGTCCTTATGATAATTTATATATAAAAATTGAACATATTACTTTAATTTAAAAAAACATTATGGAAAATATTAAAAAACTTCAAGAGCTTGCACAAAATAAAGATATGGATGGGTTCAAAAAAATTTATTCTACACTAACAGAAGAAAAAAAAAATGAAATTATTACATCTGATACTTATAAAAATGTAAACTGACACGAATATAGTGGATGCAATTTATTATTCTTATATTATTTAGAACAACCTTGAATATTTGGAACATTTGCACAATGGAGAAAAAACGGGAAAATGGTAAAAAAGGGTTCAAAGGGAATTAAAATACTTGCACCGATATTTGAAAATAAAAAATCCGATGACAAAGAGGAGGTTAGAATAAAATTTTTCAAAGATATTACTGTATTTCACGAAAGAAATGTAGAAGCGATGGTGTAGGCGAAACTACACCTTTTATACTTTAATTTAAAATTATGTATTTAATTACTGGAAATACTTATATGATCCGCAGAGATATAAAAAGTGCGGGCGGAAAATGGAGCAAGGAAGATGAGGGTTGGCTAATAAAAACAATCACATTAGAATTAAAAGAATTTTTAAAAAGTAAAGGCGATGTTTATATTGAAGAGATAGAAGACAAAGAATTGCCACATATGGAAAAAATAGATTATCAAATTGCGAGGGCAGAGAAAAAAATTGAGCAATGGAAAAACAGAAAATCCACGGCAATTAGGAAATATGATGAAGAGGAGCAGAAATATAGCACTCTCACAAATAATGGCGACCTTGCGTTATTGACTGAACCTATAAAGGTATGACACCATAGCGAGGGTAGGCATAGGCGTTTATGGGATAGAATAGAGAGGACAAGGGAGAAAAGATACGGCGAGGGCGGATATGTAGACCAGGAAAACACGGCACAATATAAAATTGAATATTGGCAAAATGAGCTAAAAAGATTACAAAAGAAAAAGAGTTGAGAGTGGAAAAATGCAAAAGAGAGAAAACTTGCAGAGATTGAAAGAATTAGAGAAAAAATAAATGTATGAGACTATATTGACACACATTTCGGATCTTGAAAAATCGAAAAGATAAACAAAAAAACGGTAAGAATTGAGGGAAAATCTTGGAACATAGACATAGATTATATTCGTAATATTTAAAAAATGAGTAAAAAAGTCAAAGATTGGTTTAAAATGCTACCACCGGATATAAAAAAAGAAGCAATAGAAAATACAGATAATATTTTCTTAGAAACGGAAGAAGTAAGTTTAGCAACTGCACTATATACTTCATTTTCTTGGATTAAAACAAAACAAGGGATATGATATTGGATGAACATTGCAGAAATGGCGGAGAGATGAGAATTTAATGAAATAAAATTAGCAAGGCGGCAAAGAGATATGCTTATAGATATGAAAAAATGAAATAATATTTCTATTGAGTCCCTACCTTTAGGGTCTTGAAAAACATTTTTTGTAAATTTTCTCAAAAAACAATATCCTGATTTATATAATAAATATTTTAAAAATGACTAAAGAAACAGATTACGATGTTTTAGTTTATCAAAAATATAAACCTAAATTTAAAGATATATTGTTTTTGATTAAATGTTTATTGACTTTTAAATTTAAAAGGTTTTACCAAACTTTGAAATATATTATTAATTACATTAAAAATGACTAAAGTATTATCACTTGAAACAAGTAAAAAACTAGCTCCTTATTTGGAAAATGTTGAGGCTGAAAATATATATAGAATAGAAGATAAAACAGGTAGAACATTTATAACATATTGAAATTTATTCGATACATATATCGGGTACAAAGATTATAAAGCACTCACACTAGAAGAAGCTGTTGAGTTTTTACCAACCTCTATAAACGGGCATAATCAAGAAATGTTTAAAATGGAAAAAAATCAATATTGAAATGAATATATGTTTTGTTATTGAAATTTTATAAATATGCAATGAAAAACTTTATTAGAGGCTATTGAGAAAATGATTAACCAGATTATAGATAATGACCTATTAAAAAATGATTAAAAAATATATAGAGCTTTTAATAATTTTATTCACTATTCCCTTATTTCTTGCTTTCCTTGGTTTTAATTTATTTGACAGATTAAACTACAAGCAATGTCTTGAAACTTGGGGAGAGGAGATTTGTAATAATATTTATAATTAAATTGCTTTTAAGTAAAAAGCAGGTATAATACTTATATTAAAAAATAACTATAATAAATATGACAAAAGTCGTAGAAGTTGAGGTATGAAAACTCATATCATACACAAATAATAATAAGATACATAATGATAAGCAGGTAGACTTATTGGCCAATTCTATAACTGAGTATGGATTTAACACCCCTATTATTATTGATAAAAACAATATAATTATAGCTGGACACGGAAGACTAGAGGCCGCGAAAAAACTTTGACTTGAAAAAGTTCCTTGCGTTATTAAAGAAAACCTAACAGATGTGCAAGTGAAAAAATATAGGCTTCTTGATAACAAAATTGCAGAAATCGCAGAAGATAACAGAGAGGCTATTGAACTTGAATTGATTGATATTTGAGATTTAGATCTAAATGAGCTATATGATTTTGCAGAAGATATAGATTTAGATGATTTGGATGTAGATGATGTAGAAATACCAGAAGAAGAAATCATAAGAGGAATACAAGTTCCGGTATCACAAAACCTATATGAAGAAACATTTGCTGAATTTAGAAAGACTTTAGACTCTTGAAAAGATGTATGACTTTTATTACTAAATATGCTGAAATATGAAAATAATAAAACTGACAAACCCGAAGAAATCCATAAAGAGGAATAGCCCTGCTCCTGATGTAGACCCAAATGTAACAGAAGATTGTTTTTTTGAAAAAGACGGAAAAGTTATATGATTTTATTTGAAAAAAGCACCTGAAAATATAATTAAGCGGGCAAACCTTTCAAATCAAGCCTTGAGGGGCGACGGAGTGCCGAAGACAGTTATGTCCAGGGTAATTTATGTAAATGGAGTAGAGCAAAGGCTTAAACAATATAGTACAATTATTGGATGAGTTGCAGCTGCAAACCTAAAAAGGAGATACCAACCAGGGTATAGCCACGTCCATTTGAAAAAAGGGGCTCAAACTTATATTAAATTGATGTATAAATTATCCAGCGAGTGTGAGAAATTGGTAAAAGATTTGATGCCGGATCAATACGAAAAGCAGAAGAAACTTTTATGAAAAGAGAACATAAGAATATGAAATTTATTTACGAGCTCTATTGCTAATTACAACACTTCTGCAAATTATCATATAGATCACGGAAACATAACCTGAGCAAATAATATAATAATTACCCAAAGCACTTAAAGATATATAAAAAGACGCCTATATTTTATAAATACACTTTTAAGGGCTACGCAAGAACGAATAAATGATGATGTCAAAATTATAGAACAGACGAGATACAAATAGCAATGGCAAATTATTTAATAAATAAACATTGAAATATATTAAGGCATAACCCTAAAAAGCCCTGAGAAGTTTTGAAGAAGATAAAGACAAAGATATTTAGTATTTAATCAATTTAAAAAAATGGAAAGTAAAAAAGATAAAAAAACTATAAGAAAAAAGAAAAAAAATTTAAGGTGAAGACCAAAGAAAATTGATGATGATGTTCTCGCAAAATTAGAACAATGATTTTTATACTCAATGACACACGAGGAAGCCTGTCTGTATGCGAAAATCTCACCTGCTACGCTTTATAGATATTTAGAAGTGCATCCCGACTTTAGAGAGAGAATAGAATTATTAAGGAAGAATACTTCTATGAGAGCGAAAATAAACAAGGTAAAAGCTATAAACGAATGAGATGTTAAAGAGTCTGGTTGGTGGCTTGAAAGAAAAAACAAAGAAGAGTTTTGAATACGCCACGAGGTAACAGGTCCAGACGGAGAGCCTTTGCAAGTTGGGTCAATACATTTTCATTTTCCTAATGAGGATGAGCATAAATTTATAGAATAATAATTAAAATATGGCAAATAAAATTGAGGTAAAATCTAAAAAGACAGGGGATATCCATTATGATTATGAGGGTGTGCCATTGGTAGACTCTGAAGTAGTGGAATTAGTAAAGGTGGAAACTGTTATGGGTGAACGCCCAAAATGGACACCTAACAATATCATTGAAGACTGCATAAGGGTCTTTGATGAACATTATATTTTATTGGTTAACTGAAAAGAATTATGAGCTTAATCACTACGGTAGCAACAATTTTCGTATTTTTACGGATGTTTATTGGTTATATGTACCCTACAATTTCTTTATACAATAACTCGAAAAGAGGTTACAGAAGAAGAAAAGTATTTGTGAGATTTATTTTAAATTTACTTTTCGGTTGGTTATTATGTACTCGGATTTATTGGGTATCAAAAGACTTTTTACAAGAATAAAATTGCCTTTTGGCTTTTTTTTATTACAATGAGTTTTGATTTAAAAGATTTTTATGAGTCTAGGGTTGATTTGGTTTTGTCGAAAGACGCTAAACCCCATCCCTTTTTCCATTGATACTTTAGGCTCTTATAAGTTTTTTAAATATAAAAGGGATTTTATGATAAAAATGGAAGCATACCCAAATCCAAAGCAATGGGAAGCTTTACAACTCCTTGCAAACCACAACAAGGAGGTAGAGCTCGTTTGATATGGCGGTGGTGCGTGAGGTGGTAAAACAGACCTTGCGGTAACCTGGATAGCAAGTCAATGTAATAGTTTTCCTGGTGTAAAATACGGGATATTTCGTAAATATATACAGGATGCGAAAGATACAACCTTTGCGTCTTTATTGAAAACTTTGAATAGGCTAGGATTTTTGGAGAATAAACATTTTACAATCAAAGACGGGAAAGATATAATTTTTGTAAATGGTTCGAGTATTATTATAAGAGGGCTTATGGAAAAGCCAACGGATATACATTTCACTAAACTAGGGGGGCTTGAATTGACTGGAGCGTTTATAGACGAAGCAAACGAATGTCCTTTTGGAGGGGTAGAGATACTACAAACCAGGATCGGTAGGCATATGAATAGCGAATACGGAATACCCGAAAAATTGCTTTGTTGTTTTAATCCTGACAAATGACGGGTATATTCTACATTTTGGAAGCCGTATAGGGATAAATGTGAAAGCTCGAAAGTAAAATTTATTAGAGCTCTTGCGAGGGATAATGCAAAATACCTAACAAGGCAATATCTGGAAAAACTAAAAAACCAAAAGGATAAGATAAAAAGAAAAAGACTTTGGGAGGGGGATTTTGAATATGATGATACGCCAGGTAGACTTTTCAATTATGATAAAATATGCGACCTTATGACTAACCCCTCGTATACTTGAAGTAAATATATAAGTGCCGATATTGCGGGAGAGGGTAAGGATAGAACCGTTATATTTGTACGGGATTGATTTAAATTGATTTATTACAAGGTATTAAAGAAAAACAAAATTGACGAAGTGTTTTTAAATAAATTTAGAGACCTTTGCTATACTTATAAAATCGGTATGTCTTCTGTCGTGGTAGATAAGACTGGACTCGGAGAGGGGGTTGTATGACACCTCGGGTGTAAAGGCTTTGTATCAAACGCAGGAGTCGTTCAATGATTAGAAAATAAACTAGATAAAACCCAAAGGGAGGATTTTGCAAAACTAAAAGACCAATGTTATTTTAAGCTTGCAGAGCTCGTAAACGAAAATCAAATTGATTTGAGTATTATGTCTTCAGAAGATTTTGAAATTTTGAAAGAAGAGCTCGATACTATTACGCATATAAACATTTGAAAAGATGAACCGAAAAAAGTTATACCAAAGGATCAGATGAAAGAAAAGCTAGGGAGGTCGCCAGACTTTGCCGACGCTTTAATGATGAGGGTGTTTTTTGAATTAAAATCAAACGACGCATTTTATTTTGAATTATAGCAAAAAAGTTTTGCTTTTTACATTTTTTCATTATTATATAGAAAATATATATTAAATTCTCTTAAATGTCTTTTTTATCTGACTTTATTGGGCTATTTAGAAAAGAACAAGTTTCTGAACCTGTAATAAATAAGGCTATATCTTTTGGTGGCCTAACTTTGACGAACGATGATAATTTAGACAAATATTACAAAATATACAAAAAAAATCAATTTGTAAGAAGTACCGTTGTAAACCTTATGGATACCATTGGAAAAGGTGGATATAAAATAACAACGATGGATGATGATTTAATTTCTGAGTCTGAAGAAATGGAAATCAAAAGCCTTTTTGAAAATACTGAAAAAAATACAAGTTTTAAAAATATTAAAAAAAGAATTGTTCGAGATTATTTCGTTGGAGGAAATGTTTATGTATATTTAATACGAGAATTAGATAGTGAGGGGAATAGGAGTGAAAATGTAATTGGGCTACAAGTATTAGACCCTAGGTATATGAACCCACTAACAGATAAATTTGGAAATGTTTATGGCTATATCCAAAACCTTGACGGGAATATACAAGCCTTTCTACCAGAAGATATACACCACTTAAAATTTGATGCAGATATTGAAGATGAAACGGTAGGGCTCCCTTTGCTGACTAGTTTAAGTGTAGACCTTGATTTAGACGAGGAAGCAAAAGCAAGCAACCTCGCTTTCTTTAAAAACAATCAGACACCAGCAAGTATTATTGTATTAGATGAGGGTGTAAAAAGAGAAGACCTTGAAGAAATAAGAAAGGCTTTGCAGGATCAATTTAAGGGAGGTAAAAATCATCATCGAGGGGGAGTAATGAAAGGAGTAAAAGAAATTATAAAAGTACAAGATAAAATCAGCGACGCAGAGTTTTTAAATATGAGAAAGTTTACTTTAGAAAATGTTTGTGCTTTATTTGGAGTACCTAAAACAATATTAGGATATACGGACGGGGTAAACTATTCAAACGCTCAAACTCAATTTATGGAGTATATAGAGAACACAATTAGACCCGCAGAGGAAACGATATCAAGATTTTTAACTTCTATATTATCCTCTATTGGATATGAGGATGTAAAACTTTCGTTTATAGACGATCATATAGACCAGTTGCAAACAAAAAGTAAAACGATTGTGGAGCTTGTGAATAACGGTATACTTGACCCTAACGAGGGTAGAAATCAATTGGGGTATGAAGAAAGGGATGAAGAGGGGGCAAATAATTTGTGGATTGGTACGAATAAAAAAGTAATACAAAATACACAAAATATTGACAATGGAGAAAATACAGATAACTTATAGACAATAAACTTAATTAAAAAAAATGAATAATCTTCAAAAGTATTGATTTGAGATTGATACAAACTCAATTAAAACGGCTGAAAAAGCTCCGAAAAAATATAGAGAGAATATACCAGAGGGGGCTTTGTATTTTGAAGCTGTTGCTAGTAATGGTAATGTAAACAGAAATGGGTATAAAATTAAAGAAACAGCTTGGTTTGTAAACGCACAAGGGAAAAAAGACCTTTCATTTGTAAAAGATTATTTACAAAACGGGAAAATATTATATCAGCACGATCCTGAAAGACCTATTGGTAGACCTCTTGATTTTAAATTAAATAACGACGGGCAAGTTATTTTATCAGGATATGTATTTGATAACACATATTCCGAGGGTAATATCCAAAGAGGATTAGTAACTTCTATAAGTACGGGACACTATACACACGCAAGCGAATTTGAAAATGTAAAAACTGGGGAAACTTTGAGCGAGGATGCATTTTTTAGACGAAATGATCCACTTTCTGATTTGTGGGCGTGAGAATGGGTAATGTCTGTTACTTCAGCAGAGATTATCGAAAACTCATTGGTTACAATCGGATCTGTTCGAGGGGCTCATATTATTGACAATAAGAATTACTTGATCAATAAACTGTGAGTATCCGAGGATGAATTTAATAATTTACTTTCTAAAAATAAAGCCTTTATGTCAAAAGCTGAATTAGAAGATAAAGTAACGACTCCTGAAGTTGAAGCTGAAGAGGTTGAACCTGAAACTCTCGAACCATCAGAAGAAAAAACTGATGAGAAAGTGGAAGATGAAACTAAAGAAGTAAAAACTGAAGAGATAGTTGCTCCTGAAAAGGAAAACAACGCAATTAAGGTTGAAACAAACAAGGTAAACTTTACTTTGGATGAGGTAAACGAATTGCTAACAAACAAACTTTCTGAAGTAAAATCTGAACTCACAAAAGAATTTGAGTTGAAATTGAACTCTTTGAAAGAAGAAAAAAGGAAAGATTTGGGTGGATTGGTAAAAAAGGCGGATAATTCTGCTAAAACCGAAAAAAGCGACAAGGAAACTCT